TAGGAGGGTAGTATCAAATAGGTTAAAAAGGTTAGTGGAAAATATGAAAACAAAAAACCACTATATAATGAAACCTCGTAGAGCCTCACGGTACTCTCTCTCTACTACCCTCAAATTATGTCAAAAACTGATGCCGTTTCGTGTATCTCATCAGAGTAAGGTACAAATCCTTACTGACGGCATTTAAGCCGTCTTGTTATGCTCCTCCCTGATTTACTACTACTTTCTTTTTAGCAGGTGCTTTTTTAGCAGGTGCTTCTTCTTCTTCTTTATCTGCTTTATCTATCATTAGTTCAAGGTCTCTGAAACATTCTCTCGCTTCATCATAAGCATTTTGTGCTGTGTAAGATGCGTCATCTACTATTGATTGTGCTTGTTCTATTTCATCTTGAGCATTGTTGGCTGTGTAGGTAAGATTGTCTAGAGATGTTAATAAGTCATCTAAATCATCTCTTTTTATTAAGACGTGGGTTTCAGTGTTGAAAGTCTTATATCCTGCTTCTTTTTCTTTTTCTAACTCTCTAATATCCTCATTCAACTTTGTATTGTCTAACTCCATTTGAGTTATGTTAGATATTAGTCCGTTTAGTGTTTTTGTTAGGTTATTCATTGTTACTCCTTTTCGTTTTCTTTTTCATTGTCTCTTATTTCACATATTGCATTATACAATTCTGTATGTAATAACTCGTAAATATTGGCCATAATTATCTCTGTAACAGTGGATTCTTCACTGCATAATTCATTTGGGTATATTAGGTCAAAATTGTTACTTGCGTATTGTAGTAAATCGTAGGTATAAATTGGTACGTTGTTGTCGGCTATTTCGCTAATTAAATCGTCTATTTCAATAACATATGATTCATCTGTTTTTATTTCTTCTTCTTTTAGTCTTTCTTCTAGTTCTTCTATTGCACTATCTACTAAGTCCTGAGTGTAATACTTTTTTTCTTTCTCCATAATTCCCTCTCTTTTTTAATTGTCTAACCCTAAAATATAAGCATAGTAAACAATAATAAACAATAATAAATAATATTAAATAATAGGGAACTATACTATATTAGAGCAGTTTAAGAAGTGTTAATTAAATATAAAATGAGGTATAAAATGAAAAAAGAGACAATAAAAGAAAATTTAAACAGATTTATAGACTTTGTAGATGATAAATTTATTCATGCAGGGGAAATGTTTAAAAAGGTACATAATCAAATAAAAGAGTTAGAGCAAAAAGCCAATAGAACAGGCCAATTCCACCTTGACGCAGTTAATGAAAAAATAAATAAAGCCGTTGAACTAGCGAAAGAGGACAGCGCCTACAATCATAATAAAATAGAAAATAACGCTAGATTATTACAAGACGCTACAAGAAAGATATTTTTAAATATTGATACTATTAATGATAGTGTAGATAATAATAAAAATGATATAAATAAAATATACGGCTTGTTAAAATCAGGTAATATAGCATTTAAAGAAGATTATGATATACTAGAGGGTAAATATCATCAGTTACGCAGTGAATTAGATTGCGTGTACAAAGTGTTAGAGATGGACGCACTAGATATACAAGATTTATATGAACAATTAGAAAACCATCCAAAAAAAGGAGCAAACAATGCAAAATAATAAACCAATAGAAATAAACAAAGATTGTAAGTTTATGCACGACTTGACGAATAATGCACAAATGGCGCGTTATAATTTAATTATTGTTAAGGGTCAATTAACTTTATATAGTCAAGGCATTAAACCAAGTAGGCACTTCAGATTAAAAGATATTAAAAACTATTTTGGTATCAGTGGCAATCTGGAAAGCATAACCAATAAAATAGATGCTATAAATAATGTAGTTGAGGAGGTTGTAAAAGGTGTTAGAGTAAATGGAACAGTAATAAAAGATAATATTAACTTAAGTAATAAAGGGGGTTCAAATGATAAGTAGAAAGCATTATATCAAAGTAGCAAGAATAATAAAAGATAATACACTAGATGACAATGGTAAAATGTTACCAACTATTAATAAAACGTTATTGGTTAGTGAATTGTGTACAATGTTCAAAGCAGATAATAATAACTTTGATGTTGCGCGCTTTGTTGATGCGTGTGGTGATGATGAATAGATAATAGTTGTAAGTGGTCAATAGTTGTAAAACATTAAGCCCTCTATTATTAGAGGGTTTTTTGTATCCTTTAAGATACAGCCTACAAGATATGAATAATAATTATAATTGTAACCTAAAATTCAACCAATTTCTAACCCCCCGAGGGACACTTAAGGGGTGGGGTACGCATAAAAGAATACCCACACACATTCTAAGGCTATTTTTCAAAATTACCCCTTAACTTTTACCTTTTCTTTTTATTATTAATTTTTCTTTTCTTGATAATGTACACTATAGTGTACTTAATAGTGTATATAATAGTGTATATAATAGTGTGAGGCTTAATTATTTTTATTTTTATAAAATTTTTTGTATATTTTGCTATGGATTTGAAAACGATAAAAAACATAAATCACTATTTATACGATAATCTAGAGGAATTTAAGGCTTTTGGGCATGAAGAGGGTGTTGTTGCTAGTTGGCGAGATGGAAATGAGGGTGACTGGGTGTATACTGATGATGGATTTATATGCCAAATACTTAAAAAGAGTAAGGTAAGTCATCCTGGCTATAAGACGGCACGTACAATGATTAGAACAGTTTGCGGTTCTTTTATATGTGAGCAGAAAAGTCATAAGATATTGGGAGAGAATGGGATTGCGGAGAACATTTATACGTTTTCAGGGAATTATGACGCTACTTATTCACGTTCAAAGGATAGAAGCTTAAAGAATAGAGAATTCTTATTTGCAAGTTATGTTGCTTCTGGTCAAGATGCTGTTGATGCTTATAAAAAAGCTTACCCAATGGCTAAAGATAAGAACTATATTAAGAATAAATCTAAATTTTTACTACAAAAAGAGGAAATACGCAGTATGGTTAAGGAAGAGATTAAAAAGATATTAGAAAGTGAGGGTGTAACAGCCGAGTGGATTATAGCTAAGTACCGAGATATAGCTGATTTGTCCGATAGAGACACAGATAAGCTACGTTCTCTTGAATCTTTGTCTAAAATATCAGGATTATTCGATACAGAGAAGAAACAAGAGCAATTAACGGTATTTCAAGGATTCACACCAAAACAATTGGAGGCATTACAGAATGGCAAAGAAACAAATATCCTCGCTCACGCAGAAAAAGAAGAAAAAAGCGAAAAGTAGAGACAATTGTCCTGTATGTGACGAAAATCTTTACTATGACAATCATATAACGCAAAGAGTTGGGTTACTTGCAGACGATAACTACACAATTGAAGGTTGGATGTGTCCACATTGTAGCTCTCAATTTGATTTAGACAATAATTTGGTGTATATTAACCCCTCGAATATTAGCATAGGAAGAGCATGAATAAAAATAAAACTAAAAGAATTAAGACCTCGGGTGTAATATCCATGAGTATAGCGCAAATCCCCTCTATATCCTCACATAGTAGTCTCCCTTATGCATCCGAGGTTGTTTATCTAGGAAAGGTTTACGGCTAATGGATAGTCCTTTTTCTATGTTATCTGATTTTATTATGAAATTAGGTGGAAATAATTTAAATGAAAACGATGCAATGACTCTAACTGACAGCATGTTAAGAACTATGGAATTTGAAGGAGGCCATAAAGATAAAGTATATTTAGATTCCGAAGGATACCCAACCATAGGCATTGGCCATTTATTAGATACATTGAAATATCAAACTTTACCAGATGAATATAAAGATATGAGTTGGTCTGAATCTCAGGGAATTAATACATTTTTACAAGATTATTTAGAAAAAGAAGAAAGAACTATGTCTAAATTTGGAAAGAAAGATTTTAATGAAATGCCTGATGATGCTAAAGGTGTTCTTATTGATTTAAGCTTTAATATGGGAGTAAAAAAATTATTTGATAAGTTTCCTGGATTTATTAAAGATTTGAAGAAAGGCAATTATGCAGATGCTGCGCAAGAATTAAGATATAAAAATCCTGATAAAGGTAATTTTGATATGAGTTTATGGTTTGACCAGGTAGGTGGGGATACAACTGAAGAGGAGAATTTAGTAAGAAGTGGAAATAGAGCCACAAGTGCATATGATATACTCACATCTTTAGGGAATAAAAAATAAGGAGACTAACTATTAATAGTTTAGACAATGTGTTTCAAGGGATATATAAGTCAATTGTTGAGGCACAAAATACAATAGAACAGCACTATGTAGGGGAAATTAAAGAAGATTACTTTGATAATAAAGGTAATCCTTACACAGTGCCTGTTAAATTACCAGCTGGACAAAGTGGAGAAATGAAGACAATTAACATACCATTGATTACTTTAGTACCTCATAACGGTATGGGAATTAAAGAAGTTGAAATTGAAATGCAAGTTGCATTATCTCCAGGGGAATCAGAGGAAATAAACAAAAGTAAGGCAACAAAGAAGAAACCTAGTCGTATTAAAAGTTTCCTTACTGATTTAAGCAATAGAAATAAAGGTCATGAAATGGCTAAGATTAAGGTGAAGTTTAACGGACAAGATGCCCCAGAGGGGTTAGCTCGTATTAAAGACTCACTTGTTAAGATAATACCTAACTAAACGGAGATAAGAAGTAATGGCAACACAAGACACAACAGTTCAAGCATTTGTTGGTTTACCTATTGAAGAATTGATATGTAATCCTATTATTGGTGCAGCTAAAGGACAAAGAGCTTTAGCACAAGAAACATTAAGCTTTGTAGAGGATTTAGCTTTTACAGGCAAAGAAAACAAAGATGGCTCAAAAGAAGCCAATATTATTAATGTAAGTCTGGATAGATTGACAAACTCTTCAACAACAGGAGAAGTAGCACATGTTAATCAAATGATTCAGATGCCTGTAATATCACTTGTAAATATACCAAATTTTGCAATGGATACTATGGAAATAGATTTTGAGATGGAAGTTAAGCAAAGTTCTACTGATACATCTACTGCATCTAAAAGTAAGACAAAAGATAGTGGTGTAAAGGTTGGAGCTAGCGCATCATGGGGATGGGGAAGTGTAAATGTTCAAGCGCATCATAATGTGTCTGGAACTGTATCTTCATCTAAAACAAACACTAGGTCAACTGATTTTAGCGCTAAATACCATGTTAATGCTACTGCTAAACAATTACCACCTGCGGAGGGTATGGCAAGGTTTACACAGATATTAGCATCTGTTATTGAACCAATTGATACATCTTCTAAAGCTGGAGAAGCTTCGTTATAGAATTATGAAGAAAAAGTGACCACAAGATAAATGGGTATCGGGTATACCTGTAAAAGATGCAAGTAAGCGAACTAGCTACAAACAAGGAGGAAAAGTTAGTCCTGCGTGGCAAAGAAAAGAAGGAAAGAATCCTAGCGGTGGATTGAATGAAAAAGGAAGGAAATCCTATGAAAGACAAAATCCAGGCTCTGATTTAAAGGCTCCTCAGCCAAAAGGAGGTGCTCGTAAGAAATCTTTCTGTGCACGTATGAAGGGAATGAGAAAACGTCAAAAACCTAGTAATAATACAGGAAAAGACAGATTATCGTTATCTTTAAAAAAATGGAATTGCTAAATGGCTAATTTAAATTTAAACGGAGATATTTCACAGAATGAGAAGATTCTTGAAATGGCCTATAAGGATTTGATTGTATTTGGCAAGTTATTTTCTCCACAGGACTTCTTAGCTTCGGCTACTCCAGATTTCCATGTGAATGTAGGAAAATTGCTTTTAAATAGAGATATTCAACAATTGGCTCTTGTCTTGCCTCGTGACCACGCAAAGTCAACCTTAGCGGCATGTGCTGTTTTACATCGGTTTTTATTTGCGACAAAAGATAGCCCAGAATTTATCGCTTGGGTTGGCGAGGCACAAGACCAGGCCATTTTC